TAATATCAGAGTACGCCAGCTGCACCAGATAAACGCAAGCAGCCGGGCTATTGGCTGGGCAAAACAGAAAATGAGGGAGGGAAAGAACAATGATTGCATTTCTGATTGAGGTTGTAAAAGCACTGGTAACATTCTTTGCGGTCTGCGTGGGGCTGGGTATTTTATATCTGGTCTTTGTAGTGGTCAGAGAAGTTGGCTGGGAAGTAAGAAGGCAGAACAGAGAAAAACACGAACAGGAGGACAAACACAATGAAAATGGCAGCATTTAAGGCGGTGTGCCCGTTAGAGATAGGGGACACAGTAGCAATAAGACCGACACAGAAGACGGGAGAAACAGCGACAGCATATTACATACCGACAGGGGCGCCAATCGTGCTGACCGGGACAGTAGCAATCCACCAGATAACAGACATTGCAACGCTGCATTATCTGAAAAAAGGTGAAGTGCAGTTTTTATATGAGATTGACAACAGCGGAAAATATATGCCGCTTGCGGTGAAAATGCCTATCAAAGAGTATGACGAAGCATTGAAACGCCGCCACTGATATTGAATACTTACGGAAGTATACAAAATATACAAATATACTTCCGTAAGATTGTGCAGAATGTCAATAGCTTTTATACTTCCGTAAGTATATAATAAAGACAGTTAAAGAAGTAAAACAAACGGAGGTACAAAGACATGAGAACATTTGAAGTTGGCAAGAGATACGGAGAACACGCAGTTGTATTTGAAATTGTAAAGAGAACAGCAAAAACAATCACATACGCAGCAGTACAGCACGCCGGAAGATACAACGAGAGAAAAGAAGAGCCAAAGACAGTGAAAGTAAGAAACTGGGACGGCAGAGAAGTATTTTTCGCAGGAAGCCAGACGGTAGAAGCGTAAGACAAGCACGGGTGGCGCAATGGATAGCGCAGCAGCCACCGAAGCTGCCGGGTGCGGGTTCAAGTCCCGCCCCGTGCATTACTGGGAAAGCAACTATAAAATCATACCAGATACAAGGAGGAATACCACATGAAAGTATTATCAATTATCAATCTTAAAGGGGGAGTGGCAAAGACCATTTCCAGCGTAAATATGGCGCACATTCTGGCAGCAGTCAAAGGCTGCAAAGTCTTATTGATTGACAATGACAAGCAGGGAAACGCCAGCAAGATTTTGAACCGCCACAGCTATGACCATAAAGGCACGGCAGAGGTAATGACACAGCGGGGCATTGACCCGGCAGAGGTTATCCAGCACACGGACTTTGAGGGCTTAGACATTATCACAGCAAACATGAATTTGCTTACAGCCAATCTGGAAGTCATGCTGGACCAGTCAAGACCGCAGCAAACACGCTTTAAGAAGTTTCTGGACGGCTTGCAGCAGGAATATGACTACTGCATTATTGACAACGCCCCAGACATTAACATTTCAACCATAAATGCGCTGGTGGCTTCACAAGACGTCATGGTGCCTATAACCATTGATGATTTTGCAATAGACGGTCTGGCAGAACTGAAAGAACAGATTGACAACACCCGTGAGGACTTGAACCCGCAGTTGCGTTTCTGCGGCTGCTTTGTAACACAGTACGACAGAACCAATGAAGCAGACACGCAGGGCGAAGAGTTCTTAAAAACGCTTGAATACCCGGTATTCAATACGCACATTAGAAAGACACCAAAAATGAAACCCAGCACATTTGCAAGATTGCCAATCATTCTATATTCCCCACGCTGCGGCGCAACGGCTGACTATAAAGCGTTAGTGGAAGAATGGTTGAGAATGTGACCAATTCGGACACGTTAGGAGGGAAAGAACATGGCAGGAGCAGCAAAGAAATTCAATCTGACAGAGTTATTAAACCAGCGGTCAAAGGAAACCGCAGAAGCAGCACCGCAGGGAGAGAAAACAGCAGAGATTGCCACGCCGGAAGAGGGCGTGAGCAGTACAGCTGATATATACGACCTTATACCGTCAAAAGGCAACTTTTACAGCGTGGAGGACGTGCAGGACTTGAAACAGTCCATTGAACTTCTGGGAGTACTGCAACCGCTTCTGGTGACAGAAGAGGAAGAGAACGGCAAGCGCCGTATCATTGCAGGACATAGAAGACGGCTGGCGGTCATGCAGCTGGTGGACGAGGGAAAAGAGCGTTTCAGACGGGTTCCAATCTTAATCAAGCCAAAGAAAAACGCTATTATAGACAGACTGGCATTGATTATGGCAAACCGTTTCAGAGAGAAGACAGACTGGGAACGCATGACAGAAGCACTGGAAACAGAAAAACTGGTGCTTGAATTAAAAGACAGCATGAACATTCCGGGCAGAACCCGTGATTTGTTAGCGGAAATTATAGAAACGTCCCCGGCACAGCTTGGAAGATACAAGGCAATATATAACAACATCATTGCAGAACTGATGGCAGAATTTAAGGCAAACAGAATTGTTGTATCTGTCATTTATGAAGCGTCCGGGCTGCCGGAAGATTACCAGAAGCAGGCGGCAGAGATATTCCGGGAAAATGAAGTGCTGACGCTGGCAGACGTTAAGCAGTTGAAAAAGAACTATGAAGCGTCGCAGCAGATACCGGGGCAGATGGATATAAACCAGTTGCAGGGACAGCCAGAAGAGCCACAGACGCAGGAAAGCACCGCAGATGGTGAAATAGACGAAGAGCAGGAAGAAACAGCCGCAGAGGGAACAGGAGAAGCCACAGAGCAGCAGCCAGAATATGTTGACCCACAGCCGGAAAGCATGACTTCACTTTGTTACAGCTGTACGCACTATGAAGAGTGCCATGACAAGACAGCAACCGTGACAAACTGCAATGCCTATGAAAACCGCAGAGAAGCCCAGAAAACGGACGAAGAGCGGTACAACGAAGAGCAGGCAGCTATTGACCGGGAAACACAAAAGAAACTGCGTGAAATGCAGCAGGAAGAGAAAATGCAGCACTTGCCGTCTGATGAAAGAAAAGAAAAAACAATCAGAGTATCACCGGACAAAATGAAAGCCGTTGCAATCGACCATACAAGACCATACATGATTTTGAAAAATGACGATTACAGAGAGGGTGACACAGTGAAGCTGATTGAGTTTGCAGAGGGTAGAGCAACCGGAAATACGGCTGACATGAAAATTATCTGCATGGACGACGACACGACCAGCAGCGCACTTGAAGACGGATATTGCGTAATAGCATTGAAATGATTTGGAGGTGTGAAAAGTGAAAGGGCAATTAAACTTGTTTGAACCGGAGTTCATAAAAGACATAGATTGCACCGTTGACACACCAGTGACCAGAGGAAACAAAGACAAGCCCATATATGGAACAGGAAAGCGCATAAAACCCAGAGTGCCGGGCAGAAGAGAAACAAAGCACATGGAAGAAATATACCTTGAAGAATTGCTGCCGCTGGAAGACTACATGAAAGCACTTGCAGACGCAGAGGGAATACCCTTGCGGCTATCATGGAGAAAAGGCGGCTTCTTTGGTGAATTGTACAGAATAGGAGCCAGCAAGCCTATTGAATGGGTAGACCCGGAAACCGGGGAAATATTAAGAGCGAAAGAAACACCGCAGCAGGCGGCGTGCAGGAAGATTGAAGAAAGCGACGCAGAGAACAAAGAAGAATTGCTGAAAGAATATGGCTGCCGCATGAAGTTTCCTGCAAAATCTGGAAATTTAATGACAAGATGGTGCAGCCCGTATTTGAAAATAGATGTTGCAGCAACAGTCCTGCGAAATCTGGAAGAGGTGAAAGAAAATTCAAAAGTCTTGATATGCAGTGGAGAACGCAGAGGGGAAAGCACCGGGCGTTCAAAATATAACGAAATGGAAATATATTTCAGAGCCAATGCAGAAAAGAAACTGAAAAGAACAGTTCACCAGTGGCGCCCGGTCATTGATTATTCAGAAAAAGACGTGTGGGAAGTGCTGAAAAGAAACAGAGTAAACCCGCACCCGTGTTACCGGGCAGGCTGGAACCGTTGCAGTTGTGCGGGGTGCATATTTTCAACACCGGAATTGTTCGCAGGGTTCAAAGAGTTGTACCCGGAAGAGTTCGAGAAAATGAAAAATGATGAAACAGCGCTGGGCTTCACACTGGACAATAAATGCGACCTTGAAACATACATTGCGGGTGCAAAACCGTGTTTGTACAAAGGGGACGCAGAAGCAATACAAAGTCTGATAACAGGAACATTCACGGAAAGTGAAATATTTATTGACGGTCAATGGAAATACCCGGCAGGAGCGTTCCACGGCGCAGAGGGTGGACCGTGTTAGAAAGGAGGTGCAGCAGATGGAAAGACCAATAATAATGCTTAATACAGACAATATGCCCGTATTTTGCCGGAACCAGTGTGCAAATACAAAGTGCGCAAAGCATATCACAAAGGCTTATGAGTGCGGCGGGGCGTGTTCTATGCAGCTATTAAGAGGACAGCCGGAGTGCGCAGGGTACATATCACGGAGGAAAAGGAAATGACGCAAGAAAACGTATGCAAGTCTTGCGAATATTACGAAAGCTGCGGAAAGCCGGAAAGATACATGAAGTGCATGGGTTACAAAGAACGGCAGCAGGCAGCAGGCAAACAGAAAGTTGACGTGCAAGGCTGACAGCCGGGAAAGACTGGCAATAAATGAAATGGAGGAACAGCAAATGGCGCAGGCAATGGAAAGAAGCAAGGTAATTGAATTGCTGGAATATTACAAAGACATAGACGGGGAGGTGAGCATATACAGAAAGATTATAAATGACTTGACGGACCAATACTACAACCCCATTGGCGCTATACAGTGCGACGGTCTACCAAAAGGAAAAAATAATATATCACGACAAACAGAAAATATGGCGCTGAACATTCCAGATTTTGTCAGTGGAGAAATCAAAGACTATGAAGCAAAGGTGCAGCAGTTACAGAGTTTGAAAGCACAGCTTTTGCAGGAGATTTCAAGACTGAAACTGAAAGAAAAGCGTATTATTTTCGATTTTTACATTCACAACCTCAAATGGGAACAAGTAGCGGTACGCAATTCATACAGCGAACGGCAGTGCAAGAACATTAGAGATAACGCACTTGCTACGCTGTCACAGAGGTTTGAAAAGAACCAGATAATTTCACAATTCAAGAAGATTGCATAAGCAATCATTGCCCGCCATTGCCTGCGTTTCACTGGTATAATTTATATCAGCAAAGCAGGCTTTACGCCGTTATATTTGCACGTTGGCAATAGTGGGCTTTGGTGATTTTTTGAAATTACAAAGCCCATAATTTTTTATACTTCCGTAAACCGGAAGAGTTGGAAAGAATGAAAACAAACGAAAAGAGGTGAGAAGATGGGAAGACCACGGAACCCGGAGCGGGACAAGTCAATGCAACGCTATCTGGACGCAGACGGCAAGATTGAAACAGCAGAACTGGCAAAGCTGGCAGGGGTGCCAGAAGTAAGAATAAGAAAATGGAAGTCAGAAGACGGCTGGGACGAAGCCTTGAAAAAGAAGCCTAAAAAAAGGGGTGGACAAAAAGGCAATAAAAATGCTGCGGGAAAAACCCCGGCAAAAAAGGGGAACAAAAACGCCGTCACACACGGAGCCTTTGCACAGGCAGGCTATGAAGACATAGACCCAGAGCAGGCGGCAGCAATAAAGAACATGGGCACACCGTCAGCACTATCTCAAATGATGGAGGAATTGCAGGCACTATACGTCCGCAAAGCCTATCTGGAAAGCCTGCTGAAAGAGTATGAGAGCAAAGAAGCAGGCGGATTTTACACTGATAAAATAGTACACATGATTGTGCCAAAGAGCATGGAAGAGCGCAGGGAAGAAGAGGACTGCGGCATGGAGCAGGGGCAGGCAACAGACCCAGAGGGCGGCAAAGAGATATATAAAACAGCAATGAAATCTATTATCAAGTCAAGCCCATTTGATAGAGCAATGAAAGTGGAAGCCGAACTGAACAAGCTACATGGGCGTATCATCAAGCAGCTGGACAGTATCAAGGCGTATGAGTTAGAGGACAGACGCTTACAGCTTGCGGAAAAGCAACTTGAATTGAACAAACAGAAGCTAACGGGAGAATTTGAGATTGACCCGGACGGAAGCACAGAAAACGACGAAATCACAGACGTTGTGGACGACGTTTGATAGGTTCTTCCGGCGGTCTGGAAGCACTGCGGGTACGGCGACGCCCAAAACCTGCCCAGATATAATTTTGAAAATCCCATTTCCGCTTCCGACCCGGTAAAAAATAAAGGGGTAGGGGCTAAAAAAGAAAAAAATGTGACCAATTCGGACACAAAAGAAAGGGGGTGCGGTTTTTTGAAAGCGTACACTTCAAAGGCGGTTGCTGCTTGGCTGGATATTTCAGAACGCAGAGTGCGCCAGCTGCGTGACGAAAAGGTTATAACGGAAATCAGACCGGGACTGTACGACTTGAAGACCGTAAACCACCAATACATAAATTATCTGCGCAAGAACAACCCGGAAAGTGAAAGCACTGTGGACTACAACGCAGAACGTGCGAAGCTGGTTAGGGCAAAGCGAGAAGCACAAGAACTGGAATTGCAGTTGCGCAGAAATGAAGTGCATACCACAGAAGACGTGGAACAGGTAATGACAGACACGCTTGTTAGGTTCAAAACAAGATTGATGGCTATACCTGCAAAATTAAGCCCTATACTATCAAAGAAAAAGGACCAGACAGAAATTTTCAAGCTATTAAAGACGGCTATTGATGAAGTGCTGGAAGAACTTTCAGACTTCCAGACAGTGTTTGGGTATGGTGTGGACAATGAAGAAAAACACAGTTGATATGTTCACCCGTATTTTCAAAGTATTGCAGCCACCGCCGGAAATGACGCTTTCACAGTGGGCAGATAAATTCCGCAGGCTGTCTGCCGGGTCTTCTGCGGAGCCGGGGCACTGGAAAACAGCAAAGGCACCGTATCAAAAAGAAATCATGGACGCCATAACAGATATTACCATCAAAAAAGTGGTGATAATGTCAGCTGCGCAGGTTGGAAAGACTGACGCAATGGTGCTGAACCCTATTGGCTATTACGTCCACTATGACCCGTCACCGATTATGGTTATTCAGCCAACTATTGACATGGCAGAAAAGTTTTCAAAAGAAAAGCTATCCCCCATGCTGCGTGATACACCCGTACTTGCAGACCGGATAAACGAGAAGTCAAGAAACAGTGGTAACACAATCATGCAAAAGATATTTCCGGGCGGCTTCATCACCATTGCCGGAGCAAACAGCCCAACAGGTCTACGAAGCCACACCATAAGAATATTGCTTGCAGACGAAATAGACGCATACCCAGCCAGCGCCGGAAAAGAGGGCGACCCGCTTTTGCTGGCTTCAAAGCGTCAGACTACGTTCTGGAACAAAAAGCAGGTGGACATTTCCACACCGACGGTCAAGGGTGCGTCCAGAATAGAAGTGGAGTACGAAAACAGCAGCCGGGGAGAATGGAACACGCCTTGCCCATGCTGCGGAGAATTGCAACCGCTGGTCTGGTCAAATGTGGTTTTTGACAAAGAAGACCTAACAGAAATCAGATACGCTTGCAGCAAGTGTGGCGTCATATCCAGTGAAGCAGAATGGAAAGAACATTTTATTGACGGAACCTTTGTGCATGAAGACCCAGAAAACCCGGTGCGTGGGTTCCATTTGAACACGCTTGCTTCAACACTGACCACATGGCAAGAAGTTGTTGAAAAGTTCATCATTGCCAATGCAGAAATGAAAAAAGGCAATGTGGAACTGATGAAAGTATGGACCAATACGGAAATGGGGCAGACGTGGGAAGAGGACGGCGAAACCATAGAAGACGACGAGTTGTTGAAACGCCGTGAGAAATACAACTGCGAAGTACCAGAAGAAGTACTGTACTTAACAGCGGGCGTTGATACACAGGACGACAGATTTGAAGTTGAAGTGGTGGGCTGGGGTCCAGAATATGAAAGCTGGGGCATAAAATATGCGGCAATATATGGGGATAATTCAGACATTAACAATCAAGTCTGGAACGACCTTGACACGTTCTTGCAGCAGACTTTTGAAAAGCCGGACGGCACAAAAATGAAGCTGTCCTGCGTCTGCATAGATAGTGGAGGACACAGAACCAATCAAGTATATAAATTCTGCAAAGCCCGGTTTAGTCGCAGGGTGTTTGCAATCAAAGGCTCAAACGATAGCGCCGCCGCATATATCCAGAAGCCGTCAAAAAACAACCGTGAGGGCGCATATCTGTTTACGCTGGGCGTTGACACTGGAAAAAGCCTGCTTATGGACAGACTAAAGGTGGAAGACGAGGGACCGGGATTTTGCCATTTTCCAAAAGAAGAGGGCAAAGGATATGACGAAAAGTACTTCAAGGGCTTGACGTCGGAAAAAAAGGTTATGCGCTACAAGATGGGACGCCCGTATTTTGCGTGGGAACTAAAAGACAAAGGCGAACACAAGCGAAATGAAGCGCTGGACTGCCGGAACTACGCCACGGCAGCCATTGAAATTGCGAACGTACCATTGAAGAAACCGAAAAAGAAAGAAGAAACACCGCAGACAGTGAAACGAGTTGTCAAGCGGGGCAGAAGAAGAAGTGGAGGTATATTATAAATGGCAGGAATTACACTGGAAACAGCACAACGACACCTTGACGCATGGCTGGAAGCAGAACTGGCGGTGACAAACGCCCAGTCATACACAATAGGCAGCAGGACCATGACAAAAGCGGATTTAGGAGAAATCAGACGTGCTATTGAATATTGGCAAGGAAAAGTTGCCGTATTGGAGAACGTAGCAAAGACAGGCGGCAGAAACCGGGCAAGACGATTTGTGCCCCGTGATTTATAAAAGATTGCCCGCCATTGCCCGTTTTCGGGGTTTATTTCCCCCCATTGCCTGCAAAAATGGGGTAATATCATAGCGTGGAAAAGTAAGAAAAGACGAAAAGCAGCCGTGAAAAGCTGCTTTTTTCATGCAATAAAGGAGGTGAAAACGTGGGAATTGCAGCGGGAATTGACAAAGCAATAGCAGTTGTGGCGCCACAAACAGCACTGAAACGTACTGCGGCAAGACAAAAATTGCAGATTTTGAACAGCGGGTACAGCAATTATGGTGCCAGCGTAGTGAAAAAATCACTTGCAGGGTGGCTTCATGCAGGCGGCAGCAGCCGTGAAGACATAGAAGACAATGTTTCAATACTGCGGCAGCGCACCCGTGATTTATACATGGGCGTGCCTATTGCCAACGGCGCTGTCAAAACCATGCGAACCAACATTGTTGGGCGTGGGCTACGTTTGAAGCCGAACATTGACGCAGAATTGCTGGGCATATTGCCAGAAGAAAGAAGAACGCTTGAAAAACAGATTGAACGTGAATGGAATATCTGGGCAGAAAGCACAGATTGTGACATGGCACGAATTGACAACTTTTATGAGTTGCAGCAGTTGGCTTTTTTGAACTGGCTTATTTCTGGGGACTGTCTGGCAGTACTTCCAGTCAAGCCACGACTAAACCAGCCGTATGACCTGCGTGTGCAGCTGATAGAAGCGGACAGGCTATGCAGCCCGAACAACTGCGACACCATAGACAATAAAATTGTCGGAGGTGTGGAGGTTGACCAATCCGGGGAAGTCGTAGCGTATCACATAGCAGACCACCACCCGTTGTCTTATGCCTATGCAGACATTAGCTGGCAGAGGGTGGAAGCGTTCGGAAAAACGACCGGAAGAAGAAACGTGCTGCACCTTATGAACAGGGAGCGAATAGGACAACGCAGGGGCGTTCCGTTCCTTGCCCCAGTCATTGAAAGTCTGAAACAGCTTGGAAGATACACGGACGCAGAACTGGTGGCAGCGGTTGTGTCTGGTATGTTTACGGTATTTATCGAAAAGGCAGACGCAAGCAGCGAAGACGCAATAGGAAGCATTATACCGGAAGAAGTGCAGGTGGACGCAGAGGACGAAACCACCATTGAACTTGCGCCGGGTGCCGTTATTGACTTGAACGAGGGCGAAAAGGCACACGACATGAACCCCGGAAGACCAAACGCCAATTTTGGCGGCTTTGTGGAAGCTATATGCCAGCAGATAGGTGCCAGCCTTGAAATACCTTATGAACTGCTTATGAAGCGCTTTAATTCCAGCTATACAGCCAGTAAAGGGGCGCTGGAAGAAGCGTGGAAAATGTTTAATATGTACCGGGACTGGTTAGCAACAGACTTTTGCCAGCCAGTATATGAAGAATGGTTGACAGAAGCGGTTGCAAAAGGACGTATCAAGGCACCGGGCTTTTTCACTGACCCGGTGATTAGAAAAGCGTATTGCGGGGCGAAGTGGAACGGACCTGCAAAGGGTATGTTAGACCCAGTAAAAGAAGCAACAGCAGCAGAAAAGCGTGTGCAGAATGGATTTAGCACCAGAAGTGATGAAACCATGCAAATGACAGGCACAAGCTACTACAACAACATTGAACAGCTGAAACATGAAGAAAAAGAGTTAAGAGAGGTGAAGAAAATTGCCAATGCCAATGCAAACAAGCCAAAACCCCCAGCAGCCGCAGCAGGCGCAGGGAATGAACCAGCAGCAGGACAACAGGACGCCGGGCAATCCATACGGAGTGACGACGAATAAATTCTGGAATTTTATTCCAGCAACAGGCGACAAACCACCAGAACTGCTTTTATACGGAGCAATTAGCAGCCAGCAGTCATGGTGGGAAGACAGAGTGACACCACAACAGTTCAATCAAGAACTTGCGGCGCTGGGTGATGTGCCGGAAATTATCGTGCGTATCAACAGCGGCGGCGGTGACGTGTTCGCAGCCAATGCAATTTTTACAAGACTGAAAGATTGTTCAGCGAAAGTGACAGTCAAAATTGATGGCTGGGCAGCTTCCGCAGCCACAATCATTGCTATGGCTGGCGACACAATCAAGATTGCCAGAAACGGTGTATTTATGATACATGACCCGGCAATGACAGTCTGGGACACTTTCAAGGCAGAAGACTTCTTGAAGATGGCTGATGAACTGAAAGTGATTAAGCAAAGCATAGTAAACACATACGCCAGCAAGACTGGCAGAAATACAGAGGACATAGAACAGCTTATGTCAAATGAAACATGGTGGACGGGCGACACAGCGGTTGAAAACGGCTTCTGTGACGAATTGATGTTTGAAGAAAGCAGCACAGTTGTTGAAAATTCTTCAAAAATTGTGGTTAATTCAGTACCCATTGACGTTTCCATGTTCAAGAGTATTCCAACCCAGTTATTAAACAGCCCGCACAATCAAAATCCGGGTAGTTTAGTAAATAGTGCAACAGAACCTATCAACAAGCCAAAAGAAAAGGAGGAACCAGAAATGGCAGCACCAGAAAACAAAATCACAACGGTTGACGCACTAAAAGCCGCATACCCGGATTTAGTAGCGACAATCCAGAACGAAGCCGCAGCCACAGAACGTGCCAGAATTAAAGGCATTGAAGACTTGGCAAACGGCAACTATGCAACACTTGCGACAGACGCAAAGTTTGAAAACCCTATTTCTGCACAGGAACTTGCAGTGAAAATCATTGCAGAGCAGAACAAAGCGGGTGGAACTTACATTCAGAACCGCCAGCAGGACGCACAGGACGGCGGGGCAAACAATGTGTCTGGCGTAACACCGGAAGACAACGCAGGCGGTGGCGGAAAAGACCCGTTCAATGCCGCTATTGACAAGTTGTTTCCAGATACAAAATAAGGAGGTAGCGCAAAATGAGTGAATATGCAGTAGAGAAGAGAGAAACGGCGCCAAAGAATTTCTTTGCTGGCGACTTTCCGACTGTACCAGAAATAGGAGTTGCAGGCGCAGCAATTAAAGAGTACGCACCAGTAATGATTGACACAGAGAATGACAACAAAATCATTCCGGTTGCGGCAACAAAAGAAGCAAACGCAATAGGAATTGCGGCTGCGGCAGCAGGAAGCGGCGAACCAGTCACATACTATCTGACAGGTGAGTTTTTCGCTGACGCATTACACCTTGAAGCAAGCGCAGATTTAGCAAAAATCAAAGAAGCACTGCGAAAAGTATCAATCTTTTTGAAGTAAGGAGGATAAAACAATCATGGCAAATGAAGTATCTATTTACGAACCACGAACAATGGGCAGAGTGGTTCAGAAGTTACCGCCCGTGCGTACTTTTTTCAGAAGTACATTTTTCAAACATGAAGAAACATTTGTGACAAAGAATGTTGATGTTGATTTCAAGAAAGGCAGCAGAAAGGTTGCACCGTTTGTCAGCCGTGTGGTTGGTGGAAAGGTAGTGCCAAACACTGGCTATGAAACAAAGACCTACACACCGCCTTTAGTTGCACCAGAAAAGGTCACAACAGTTGACGACCTTTTACAGCGCAGACCGGGCGAAAGCCTTTATTCCGGCAGAACACCTGCGGAACGTGCAGTGCTTAAAATGTCTGATGATTTCAAGGAACTGCGAGAAATGATTTTACGCCGTGAAGAGTTAATGTGCGTACAGACCATTTTTACTGGCAAAATTCCTATCATTGGCGACGGGGTGAATGAAGAAATTGACTTCTCTTTTACAAACAAAGAGAAAATCACAACAGCAGCGAAGAAGTGGACTGCTGATACTTCCGACCCTATCGCAGATTTGAAGCGCTGGCATGAAACCGTACAGAAGACCGGATTTGTAAACTGTGATATTTGCGTTATGGGAAGCGACGTTGCAAACGCATTTGTAAATCACGCAAAAGTACAGAAAGCGCTTGACGTGAAGAATTACAACCTTGCAGTTATCCAGCCGAAGCAGCTTCCGAACGGCGTGACATATCTTGGAACTATTCACGAACTTGGACTTGATATTTACAAGTACAATGAATGGTATCTTGACGACTGGACAAACCCGGACGCACCAGAGGACAAGCCGCTTGTACCTGCGGACAGCTTGGCACTGTTAAGCACAAACGCTGATTATTCCATGTACTATGGAGCAATCACACTTATTAAGGAGCCGGACGGCAACTTTATGACCGTAGAGGGTAAATATGTACCGGACACATGGACAAAGCGTAAGCCTGCCCGCCGCTTCCTCAATCTGTCTTCTGCACCGTTATGCGTTCCGCATGATGTAGACAGCTGGTTTGTTGCAACGCCTATCTAATGGACTTCAAAGCACAGCTTGCCAGTGACATGAAAGTGTTTCACAACTGCGGAGAAATGGCAACTATGACTGATATATGGTATCAAGGCAAGAAACACTATTTGCCCATAATCATTGACCACACGGCAGCCGACGAACGGCAGAGAGAAAACGGGGACAATGCAGAGGGCATAAACCGTGCTTCTTGTCTGGTCTATATGTCATTATATGATTTTGGTTGCGTTCCAAAAAAAGGACGCCAGCTTGAAATTGACGAAGCCGGGGCAATCAATATGTATAACATTTCAAAAGCAGACTGCGAGGACGGGGAAATAATTCTTGAATTGGAGATGTTGGAAGAATGATTGAAATAACATCTGACGCAATAGAAAGAGTGGGAACCCTGCTGGCAGACGTTCCAAAAGGTGCAGAAAGAGTATTTGCCAGCGCTATGAACCGTGGTATTTCCAGAGTGAAGACACAGGCAATAAAGCAGGTAAAAACCGTATATGCCGTAAATGGCGCAGCACTGACAAAAGCAACCAGAATAAATATAACCAAAGCCAGCACGGGAAACCTTGCGGGCTTTGTTTCGTTTTCTGGTGTAAAAATACCGCTGTACAAATTCAAAGTCACACCGACAAAGCCCGGAACAGGAAAGCAGGTGCGGGCGGCAGTCAAAAAAGGTGGCAGCGGGACACCGTTTGAAGACGCTTTCATTGCAGAAATGAAAAGCAATGGTCATACTGGAGTATTTGAGAGGACAGGGCGCAAGCGTTTTCCGATTGAAGAAAAAATGGGACTATCAGCAGCACAGATGGTGGGAAACGAAGATATTATAGACGGGCTGGAAAAGGAAGCACAAGAACTGGTAAACGAAAGAATTATACACGAAATGAACAGGATTTTGAATGGTTATGGAGGGTAAAGAATTATGACACCAGTTTTTTTGCTGGAAGAATTGCAGAAATTCATTAGTTCCAAAACGTCTGACATTATTTTGCCAGTGCGAACCAGAACGGGAAGCAATGAAGAAAAAGAAAGAGCAGCAGCAGTTTATAAAATGGGGCTGCCGGAAGCAGACGACGTACAACAGAAAGTGCCATACATTCTGTTAAAGTTTCTAACAGGGACGGACGACAAGAAAGCAGGCGAACCAGAGGAAGACAGCTGCAAAGTAAGGATAATATTTGCGGTGTATTCAGAAGATGGGCAGGACGGACCGCTGGCACTTCTCAATCTGATTTTGAGAGTGCGCAGCGAATTGAAGAAAGCCGGGACAATCGGCGGCGGTCAATTTGCTTTGGAACTGCCGCTGGAATATATCGTATATCAAGACACCACGCCGCCATACTACATGGGCGAAATGGTGACAAATTGGAGTATGCCAGTCACGCAACGTGATGTGGCAGAGATTTTGCACAATTTATAGACAGGAGGAAGATAAAATGGCAAAAGCGACCACAGCAAGCACCACAGCAGCCGAAAAGGACGCTGAAAAGGTGCAGGCGGTAGAAAATACCACAACAGAAGAAAAAGCCGCAAAAACGGCAAATACGCAGGCAGAAACAGTAAAGCTGATTTACATTGGACCGAACCTGCCAAAAGCAATGCTGCCATGCAACAAGATTTTTGAGGGAACAGACAAAGAGATTGAAGAAGAACTTTCTTTCATTCTCGAAAAGTTCCCACTTGTAAGAAAAATGCTGGTTCCTATTTCCGAACTGGCAGACAAGAAAGACAAGGTGAAGACAACCGGGAATGTATACAACAAGTATTATTCAGACTTAAAGGCTGCCGCCCTTGCATACGCAGAACAGGAGGTATAACAAATGAGTGACGTATCACATGGAGTAAACGCCAGCAAGACAAGCAATGGCGCAATCACGCCCGTGTCCGTAGATACTGGCGTACATTTTGTGGTTGGAACAGCACCCGTGCAGATGGTAAACGGAAAAGTAAATGAAGTCATTATGGCTTCAAGTTACAAAGAAGCAGTGCAGGCGTTGGGATATTCCGACGACTGGAAGAAATACAGTCTTTGTGAAGAGATTTATACAGCGTTTACATTGTTTAATTCTGCGCAGGTATTCTTTGTAAATGTTCTTGACCCTAAGAAACACAAGAAAACAGTTGATGAAACACAGATGGACGTTGTAGACGGTCAGATTGTATTACCTGCGGAAGCAATCGCAGGCAGTGTGGAAATCACAGGAAAGACAGCCGGGGAAGATTACGAAGTATTTTACAGCGACACAAACTGCGTTGTGGAGTTCTTAAAAGAAACCACGGGCAAACTTACCGTGAAATATGACGCCGTGGACGCTTCACAGGTCACAAAAAGTGATATTATCGGCGGTTACAGCGTAAGCACACACAAGACAACCGGACTTGAACTGATTAACAATGTATTTCCACTTTATACAAAGGTTCCAGACCTTATTTTGTGTCCGAATTGGTCACATGACGCAGAGGTTGCAGCTGTAATGTCTGCAAAAGCAGAGAATATCAACGGACTGTTTGAGGGTGAAGCAATTCTGGACATTGACTGCACAGCAGAAACCGGGGCGACATACTACACGGAAGTGCCAGCATGGAAGAAACAGAAAAACTTCACAAAAAGAACAGAAGTTGTCTGCTTCCCTAAAGTTGCGCTGGGAGATAGAGTTTTCAATCTTTCAACACAGCTTGCAGCCAGTATGTCAGCCGTAGACAATGCGGAAGAGTACGGCGGCGGTACACCTTGCGAAAGCGCTTCAAACAAGGGCATACAGGCAGATAGAATGGTTACTGCGGACGGTTCGGAAGTAGTCATGGATATTCAGCAGGCAAACTACTTGAATGAAAACGGCGTTGTGACCGCACTTAATTTCTTTAATGGCTTTGTAAGCTGGGGAAATTATACGGCTTGTTATCCTGCCAACACAGACGTGACGGACTATTTCTACTGTATCAACCGTATGTTCAAGTGGGTTGCAAAGACACTTATTTTGACGTACTGGAACTACATTGACAGAGGAATTAAAAGACGTCTGATTGACGCAGTTGTGCAGTCAATCAATGATTGGCTGGCAAGTCTTGCAACTGATGAAAAAATCATTGGTGGGCGTGTGGAGTTCAACGAAAGCGAAAACAGCACAAGCCAGCTTGCAGCAGGAATTGTGCGTTTCCACATTTATATGACGCCGCCATCACCAATGCAGAAAATGGACTTTGTGCTTGAATATGACTTGTCATATCTTGCAGCACTGGTGGCAGCATAACAGGAGGTGAAACAGAATGTCAAAAGTTGACGAATTAGTTATTAACTATGCGATTTACGAAGACGCAGTAGAGTATCTGGGAACCACAGAAGTGACACTGCCAGACTTGGAGTACATGACGGAAGAGTTGAGCGGCGCAGGCATTGCGGGAAATATCGAAGAAATCATTATTGGTCACTTAAATGCAATGTCAACAACTTTCAATTTCCGAACTGTCACAGCGGCAGCGGTCAAGCTGATGGAACCACGGGTACACAGAATTGACCTGCGAGTTGCACAGCAGAGAATGAACCTGCGTACAAGCGCAAACGAAGTGTCCGGCGTTAAGCACATTATGAAAGTAAAGCCGAAGAAGACAGCGCTTGGAAAAGTTGCGGCAGCTTCAACAGCTGATGTAAGTGGTGAATATGCCGTTTCATACTATGCAATGTACTTGGACGGTTCAAAGGTAACGGAAATTGACCCGTTAAACTTTGTGTGCATTATCAATGGCAAAGATTACTTAAAGGACGTCAGAAAAGCATTAGGCAAGTAAAAAAAGACAGCAGGAGCCAGCGGGAAGACCGCTGGTTTTTTCCTGCCTAAAATCAAAGATATGGAGGAATAAACAATGTCAGATACAACAAATACAACTGAAAACATGGAGCAGGTAACAGAGCAGGAAAAGGAAATGCAGGAAGCACAGGCAAGTGGCGTGGTCAATTTTGACGACAAGAAGAAAGACAAGGAAGAAGACGGCAGTTTGAATTATACACACACATTCAAAAAGCCCAGAGAGATTGAGGGGAAGAAGTATACAAAATTAACTTTCTATTTTGACAATTTAACTGGTGAAGATATTGAAGCAGTAGAACAGGAACTTGCAGACCAGAACAAATATGCACTTTCACCGGAAATTTCCTCTGCGTTCCAGTGTATTCTTGCGGCAAAAGCTGCGGGGGTTGCTTCTGATGAAATCAGACGTCTTCCGGTAGGTGATTACATGAAGATTAAGAACAAAGCAAGGGATTTTTTAATTGCTGCGGGCTATTAAAAATTAAAGAACCCGCAAAGTTCATAAGAAAGCAGATATACAAAATGTCAAGGGCTTCACATACGCCCGTCCCGTTCTGGCTGCAAATGCCTATACGCAGACTTTTTGCATGGATTGAAACCATAAATGAAGTGGAAAAAGAAGAAGCGGAAGAGCAGAAACAGAACAGCAATAATGCGTAGGGAGGTGAAACAGCTTGGCAGGGTCACAAAAGGAATTTGAACTGCTTTTTAAGCTGAAAGCGTCGCTGGGTGGCAATTTTAACAGCACATTCAAAAGCGCAATTAACACCAACAACCAGTTACGGGACAGCTTAAAAAATGTCAATTCCCTGCAATCAAAGATTGACGGCTACACAAAGCAGTCTGCCGCTATTGATAAGAACAAAGAACGGCTGGCGCAGCTTAACGCAGAGCATGACCGATTACAGCAGGAATTGCAGCAGACAGGCGAACCCACAGAAGCACTGCGGAAGAAGCTTGAAAAGAATGAAAACCAGATACAACAGACCACTGCCAAAATCGAAGAACAGGAAAAACAATTAAACAGTTATGCCGACGAACTGAAAGCAGCCGGAGTAAATACGGATAATCTGGAAGAAGCCAACGGAAGACTGCAAAAGTCTTATGAAAAGCTGCAAACTTCACAGCAGACGTTGCAAAAATTGAATGACAAGCAACAGCAGGTAGAACAGAGCATTTCAAAGACAAAAGGACAACTGCTGGGAACTATTGGCGCAATTAGTGCCGTAGCCGCCGCAGTGTATGCAGGACCCGTGCAGGCAGCGCAGCAGTACGAAAAAGCAATAGCAAAGGTGGGAACCATTGCAGATACGCAGGAAGTCCCACTGGGTACATTGTCACAACAGATAATGGAACTGTCAAACAAGACAGGAATTGCAGCCAATGCCATTGCTGATGATGTGTACAACGCTATATCTGCCGGACAGAAGACAGGTGACGCCGTAAACTTTGTTACAAACAGTACGAAGTTAGCAAAAGCCGGATTTGCGGAAAGTTCGCAAACGCTGGACGTATTAACAACCGTATTGAACGCATACGGCATGAGTGCGGACAAAGTAAGCACGGTATCAGATATGCTGGTACAGACGCAGAACAAAGGTAAAGTGACAGTAGGAGAACTGGCAAGCAGTATGGGTAAAATCATACCGACTGCAAACGCCAGCAATGTTTCACTGGAACAGTTATGCGCCGGATATGCAATAATGACCAGCAAAGGTATTGCAGCCGCAGAAACGACAACATACATGAACAGTATGTTAAATGAGTTGTCAAAGTCTGGAAGTACGACAGACAAGCTATTGCGGCAGAAGATGGGCGGCAGCTTTGCAGAATTGATGGCAAGCGGTAAATCACTTGGGGAAATTCTGGGAGGTATACAGGAAGAAGCCAGCAAGTCTGGTCTTGCCCTATCTGATATGTTCAGCAGTTCAGAAGCCGGAAAAGCGGCAATGTCGCTTCTGTCAAACGGAGTTGACGGCTTCAATTCAAGCGTACAAGACATGGTAAACAGCGTTGGGGCGACAGACAGCGCATTTGCCAAAATGGAAGACACCACAGAAGCCAAAATGGAAAAGGCAAAGAACAGTATAGCAAACTTAGGTATTGTTCTTGGTCAAAACTTACTGCCGATTGTAGGAAATTTGGCAGACAAAGTGGCGGTGGTGGTCACTAAAGTTTCAGAATTTGCAGCAGCAAACCCAAAATTGGTGCAAACAGCCCTAAAGGTAGCGGCAGGGCTGGCGGCATTGAAAGTGGGAATGTTGACAACAAAGCTGGTTACATTATCAGCACAAGACGGCATATTGTCACTGGCAAAAAAACTGCTGGGACTGCGTGCCGGATTTATTGAAAACGCAGCAACAAGCGTAAGTTTTGCGGAAAAGCTGAAAACAGCTGGAAGCGGTATATTGTCATACTTTGGCAATGTAAAAGGCGCTATGGGCGGCGTAGGTTCTGCAATAGGTAATATATTTGGAAACCTTGCAAAAACAGCACTGGGACCGCTTGGAGGTATTGCAGGAAAGATACTGCCAGTTGTGGGCGTTATCACAACAATTATTACAGTAATACAGCTTGTAAAGAACCATCTTGAAGAGATAAGGGGATTTATACAGCGAACCTTTGGTGATGAAGCGTTGGCAGTCTTTGACAAGATTGTTTCGGTCATTACCAACATAGGCGACACCATAAAGAATGTGTTTTCTGATGGGAACATAGGTGCAGCCCGTGACAAGATACAAGAATTGTTCGGAGATAAAGGCGCAGCAGTCTTTGACACGTTTGTAAATGTGCTGGGAACAGTAAAGAACGCAGTTTCAGAGGTTGTGGGCTTTATAACCACATACGTTGTGCCAGTTGCAGAACAGGTATTGCAGGTGATTGTTACACAGGTAATACCGGGGATTGTTAGCTTTATTCAAGCGGCAGCCCCAACCATTATGCAGATTATACAAAGCATTGCTGATTTTATCGGCGCAATTATTCCAGTGATAGGAAGTTTCATTGCTGGTCTTATGCCGATTATTTCAGAAATAATCACATTCATTTCAACTTATGTTTTGCCGATTATTTCAGAATTATTCAGCTTTATTTGTAGCACGGTGCTTCCGGCAATTTCCGCAGCAATTCAAGCAATTTTACCAGTGGTAACAAATGTATTGCAAACGCTTTTACCTGCGATACAAACAGCACTGACAACAATCTGGAACATAGTTTCACCGATAATTCAAGGAATTTTAGCGGCAATACAATTTGTAATGCCAACAATCCAGTCTATCGTACAAAGCGGAGTTCAAGCAATTTCCGGTGTAATTTCTGGAATTGCAACCGTACTGAATGGAATTATCACTTTCATAACTGGTGTATTTTCCGGGAACTGGCGGCAGGCTTGGGAGGGCATAAAGCAAATATTTTCTGGAATTTGGCAGGGTATCAAGTCAGTGTGTACGGGAGTTATCAACGGCATTATATCTGCGGTCAACACGGTTATACGTGGATTGAACAAAGTAAAAGTGCCAGACTGGGTGCCGGGCGTAGGTGGAAAGGGTATAAACATATCTGAAATACCTATGCTGGCGAAAGGTTCCAAAAATACACCAGACACGTTCATTGCCGGTGAAGCGGGACCAGAGTTAATCACGAACGCACCGGGGCGCACGGTGTTTACAGCAGACCAGACAAGAAACATTCTGGCTGCACAGAATACGACAGCCACAACAGCGGCAGCAGTAGCGCCAACAGCAGCACAGACCACAACAACACCGCAGACGGTGAACAACTACAACACAGCGCCAGAGGTAACAGCGGGCGCAGGAAGCGGCGGTGGAAGTGCAAACAATGTAACTATCAACAACAGTCCGACAATCGTTATCAACGGGGACAAGCCAGAAGACTTGGACGCAAAACTGGAAGAGAACAACAGAAAGTTGCTGCGTGACGTTGAAGACCTGCTGGACGAAAAAGAAGACAAGGAGAAGCGGCAGAAATATGACTAAAAGCTACACAACCATATCTGGGGATATGTGGGACAAGATAGCATTTGAACAAATGGGAAGTGTCCTGCATACAGATAAGCTGATGAAAGCCAATGTCAAGTACGCCAGCACCTACGTTTTCCCTGCCGGGGTTGTATTAACAATCCCGGAAGTGGAAGACGAAGAAGACTTGGAACTGCCACCGTGGAAAAGGGGGCTGCTGACGTAGAATGAGCGCAAAAGACATGGCACGCCGGGTGGAACTGCGGTTGAAATTTCAAAACGTAAAAGTCCCGGCAAATATAAATAAATATTTAAGCAGCCTTACTTTCACTGACGAAGACGAAGACAACGCAGACGATTTGCAGCTTGCGTTTGATGATAGAGAAAGAAAGTGGCTGGGAAGCTGGCTGGAAGTAAAGCCGACTTTTATTAAGACCACAACGACGGTGCAAAAGCAGGTTGAAGCTGCAAGCGTTGTCAATTATGTGGTCAAAAAAGGTGATACGCTTTGGGCTATTGCCAAAAAGTATCTGGGAAGCGGTACAAAATACCCGCAGATTGCTTCTGAAAACAATATTAAAAACCCTAACTTAATATATCCGGGGCAGGTTTTCAAAATCACAACGGGCGGTACAGCAACACAGACGGTCACAGAAACGAAAGAAACAACAAAGAAAGTGTCTGACCCTAAATTGATAACAGCAACGATTGTTCAGAAGAACTGGCACGACAACGGCAAAGACGCCGTGCTGGACTGCGGGACATTTGAACTGGACAGCGTAGACGCCAGCGGACCGCCAACAAAAATCACACTAAAGGGCACGTCAATTCCTTATACTTCCAAAATGAGAGTAGAAAGAAAATCAAAGGCGTGGGAAAACACCAATTTGAAAGTGATTGCGGAGCAGATAGCGTCCGAAAGCAACTTGAAACTGATGTACATTGCGGACAATATACCAAAGTACAAAAGAAAAGAGCAGGTACAGACGTCAGACATTGTGTTTTTACAGAAATTATGTAAAGCGGCAGGGCTTGCGCTGAAAGTAACCACAATGAATGTGGTTATCTATGACGCCGCAGAGTATGACAGCAAGCCACCTATAAAAACCATAAAATATGGCAGCGGTGATTATATTTCATACAAGCTGGGAACCAGCCTGCATGATACAGCATACACCAGCTGCCATGTTTCGTATACGGACCCGGACAGCAAAGAAACGATTGAAAGCACATACACGGCAGACAGCACAGAGGGAACCGGGCAAACGCTTGAAGTCAACGAAAAGGTCAGAAGCACAAATGAAGCATACGAACTGGCGAAAAAACGACTGCGTGAAAAGAACACACAGCAGTTTACAGCAAGTTTCACAATGCTTGGTGATGTGCAGCTGGTGGCAGGTGCCACAGTCAAATTAAAAGGCTTCCAGAAGTTCGACAGAAAGTACAAGATTACCAAAGCAACCCACAAATTGACGGGAGGGTATACAACACAGATTGAATTACAACAGGTATTGGAGGGCTACTAATGGCAGACATGACAGAGTTAAAAAACATAGTGCGACTTGGCACCGTGCAGAGTGTGAACGCCAGCAAAATGACAGCCCGTGTGAAGTTCAAGGACAAAGGCGGTATCACTTCCGGTGATTTAAGAATTATAAAACGCCCAGTGTACGTTGTGCCAGCAATGGAAAGCGGGGCAGAGGGGCAGACAGCAAAAACAACACTGAAATATGACTACAACGGGCAAATGCTAAAAGAAGTAAGCCACAACCATGAAGCATTTGTGACAGAGTGGACGCCGGGCGTCAATGACATGGTACTTTGCATAATGGTTCCAGACGGCGACGGCGACGGCTTCATAATTGGGGAGGTGTAGAGCATGGCAAAAATAGGAAGTCTGGGAAGTCTGGTTTTTTCAGTTTCAGAAAACACCGTGCGCACCTTTGATGAATTAAGCTGGAAAGTGTCTGCAAAGTATGCGACACACGACAGACACATTAAGCGTGACGTATTGGAGTTTTTGGGACCGGAACCCGGAACAATCAGTTTCAAAATGGCGTTCAGTGTATTTCATGGAACAAACCCACTGAATGAAATTAAGAAATTGAACAAAATGTGCAACAAGGGCAATGTTTCAACACTGGTTTTAGGTGGCAAGAAATACGGTTCGTATAAGTGGGTAATAACAGGCGTTAGCAGCACATTGAAACGCTATGACAACAAAGGCAACTGCTGGGCTGCGACAGCAGACGTGACACTAAAAGAATATCCAAAGAGGTGATGAAACATGGACGTGATAAGGGGCGACGGGTCACTATTGACAGAAATTGACCTTGCACCAGCAAATGACCATCAAGCAGTCATACAAAATATTGCGGTTATTCTGGACACGGTGCAGGGTTCCTGCCCTATGTTCCGTGATTTTGGTTTGCCCGGCAGCCTATACGGAAGACCGCAGCCAGTAGTTGAAAATATACTGGTGGGCTATCTGTACGACCAGATAGAAGAATTTGAACCACGGGCGCAGGTTGCAGACATTACATTTGAACATGACGCAGCCACAGGGCGCACAATACCTATTATTTATTTGGAGGAGGTGGAAACAGACAATGAGTGACAGAAAATACCCAGACATTGACTTTGTGGAAACCGACACGGAAACAATAGAAAGCAACTTGATTGCACTATATGAAAACTTTGTGCAGCAGGTGCCGGGGCGTGAACGGTACAAAGTGTACCCAGCGTCACCGGAAAGGCTTTTCATATCATGGGTTGCAAATATCATTGTTCAACAGCGTGTCATTATCAATGAAACGGCAAAAAAGAACGTGCCACGTTATGCAGACGGTGAATACTTGGACAGCTTGGCAGAATTATTCAAGGACTTGGAAAGACTGCCAGCAAGCCCAGCGTCTGCAATGTTCCGTTTTTATATTTCAGAAGCACAGAAACAATCAGTGATTATTCCTGCGGGCACCAGAATTTCTTTTGATGGTGCAATTTTATTTGAAACAAAAGAAAATCTGGAAATAAAAGCCGGGCAGACATACGGGGACGTTGAGGGAATTTGTACCACAGCGGGCGACGTCGGAAATAATCTGGCAGCGGGGCAGGTCAAAGAACTGGTTGACCTATACGACTACTACCAGAAAGCAGAGAACATCACGGCGACCAGCGGCGGCGCAGAAGAAGAGGACGACGCCAGTTACTATGAGCGTATGCGTGAGAGCATGGAGAGTTTCAGCACGGCGGGTCCTATTAACGGGTACATATACTGGACAAAGAGCGTATCACCAGCCGTGGCAGACGTAGCAGTGACAAGCCCAGAACCTTGCGTTGTAGACGTCCGGGTGCTTTTGCAGAATGGACAGCAGGCAACGTCCGGGGTACTGAAAGAGATTGAAGACGCCTTGAACGCTTCTGACATTAGACCACTTACAGACAAAGTGACGGTATCTGCACCGGAAACGGTAGCATTTGACATTGATGTGACTTTTTATATTCCACAGCCAGACGCAGCCAGCGCCACAGTTATTGCGGCAGCGGCAACGCAGGCAGTAGAAGAGTACGTGACATGGCAGACAAGCAAAATGGGGCGGGATATTAACCCATCATACCTAACAGCAAAACTGATGGAAGCAGGCGTGAAACGTGTTGAAGTCAGAAAGCCAGTATTCACGGTTGTTGATGATATAAAGGTTGCAAAGCTGGGAAACAAAAGCGTTCTGAATGGAGGTATTGAAAATGTCTAAAACAATTTACAATGCCGATTATTCAGAGTGCCTGCCGGAAGCGCTAAAGAAAGACCCCAAAATGGTTGCACTGGCAAACGCCACGGCAGCAGCACTGCTGGACACTTCCGGGATAATTGACAATGTGCTGATATATTCCAGATTTGATGAATTGCCAGAAGAACTGGTGGACATTTTGGCATACGATATGCACGTTGACTGGTACGACTACAATTACCCACTGGAAGCAAAACGGGATTTAGTGAAAAACAGTGTCAAGGTTCATAAGAAAATGGGCACAAAATATGCCATTGAAACAGCGCTGGGAAGTTTATTTCCAGAAAGCGAAGTGGAAGAGTGGTTCCAGTATGAGGGAGAACCCGGACACTTTCATATTGTGCTTGATGTGACAAACCAGAGAATAACGGCAGACTACGCAGCTATTATCCGGGCAGTGAAAATGTATAAAAGATTATCTGCACACATGGACGAATTGACCTATCAAGGACAGGTTCACGGCGTCATATACACCCACGGGGAGTATTTCAGATACAAAACACCGCTGACCGGAAGACTTAACGCCGGAACATACCCACAGAGAAACACAAAAGCCGGGATAGGTGCTGCAACCTATATTGTGGGAACGGAAGCAGCAGGCTTCATATTCACAGCACCAGCAGCAGGCACAAAGCCATACAGAAACACGGTATTTTCACAGCAGGCGGCGCATATCGACGCAGACACGGCGTTGAATACGTTTGGCTATACAAATACACCAGCAGGACGGATAAAAGCCGGAGAGCAGCCACAAAGGAACACCAGAGGGCAGACAAGCGGCGCCACAGTCACGGCAAGTGACAGAATGGAAGCACACCGCTTCACAGTTCCGGCAACAGGAACCGTCCCGGAAAGAAGCACGGTGCAGCGGACACAGGGCGGCGCCGTAGGGACAAGCACGCAGGCAATGGGGTTTTCATACGGCGTCAAGCCGTGCGGAAGCCACAGGAAGCTATAAAGGAGGTGAAAAGCCATGTTGACAACAGACGCAATCAATGATTTCAAAGATTTCATTGATAATATCATTGCCTATGCAAAAGTAACCGTCAACGGCGTTTCTGAAAAAAAGGTGATACACCGCCGGGAACGTCTGAAAGACGGCAGGGTTGCTGTATATGTACAGATTACCCCGCAGGTAAGCGGAAAAGCCACAGTGCAGAGGGTACAGCTTTACAACAAGAATAATAAGTTGTGGGCTGACAAGGCGGTAAATATTCCGCTTAACAATGTACAAGAGGGCGTTTTGTACCGATTTACTTTTGACTTTACAGAAAAGGAGGTGTAACAGATGTACGAACAGAAGTTATGGCAAGACCATGTAACAGAGTTTGAAGACCGCTACACGGAAAGCAGAAATGATGATGGAACTATCACGCACACACCAGTTGAGGGGGAAATCATTCAGCAGGGAACACCGCAGAACGCAACCAACTTCAACCACATGGAAAACGGTATTTCCAATGCAACAGAAACGGCAGCGCTTATGGCGCTTTCTACAATCCACCACCAGCAGGCAATAGCTGACTTGCAGGGAGAAACAGCAACGGTGGCTTTGAAGAATACGCAGCAGTACCCGTTCAACAATTCTACACAGTCAGTTGCGCTGAAGACTGAAAGAAACCACATGGACTACACCGTGGAAACAGAAATAGTGGACTACACGGGCGGTTTTCCGGGCGACATTGTTATTACAGACAAGTTGCTGAATGGTTTTAAGATGGCACACACTGGAAGCGCAAAAAGCGTGACCGTAAAAGTTTATGTGAAAGGTGGGTTTTACTAATGACAGCAGGTGTGATTATTAAAACAGAGGAACGCAGACAGCACGAAGAAGCGGTTATGCGTTCTTTTGGCGTGCAGGGCAGCGGGACAGCGGCGCAGAGAGAAGCAGCGGAGGTTATCGCAGCCAGAAGCAGCGAGGTAGTAAGAAACCAGAATGGAGGTAGAAAATATTATGGCTACTAATAAAATCAATGTAGTTGAAAAAACACCGGGCACACATATTGAATATGCACTGTCTGGCGGTAAAAAAATCACGTTCGGTGATGATGAATTAACAATCAATCTTGCCAGCCGTGAAAGAGATTTTGAAGTGTCACTGGACATTTGCATTGACGAAGAAGACGGCGTGGTGATTGGCACCGGAGGACGTGCGCAGAAGTACGCTGCGCAGATTGTTATTCCTGCCAGACGCTATGATGTTATCGAAGACGGAGAGGACGAAAACGGAGAACCGAAAGAAATCCCAGTGCCTATCCCGTTTGATATGTCACTTTGCACACTTATTCTTTGGGGATTGGAGGTATAAAGAATTATGTCTAATTTTGATGATTTAGCAATGGCGGTTGCTTCCTTTGGGGGTAACAACGCAGTAAAGTTTGATGATTTGGGTATGCCGTCAATTATGGTGGGTATTCCAAAAATGAAGTATTCCGACATTATCACCGGAGGAACACAGGAAACATTGCCGTGGTGGATTGTGGACGGAGTAGAAAAAGAAGTTATCTGGGTATCGAAGTATATTAACGTTGTGGTCAACGACCGTGCATACTCACTGCCAATGAAAGACCCTAAAGCATACATTGACTTTGACACAGCGCTTGCAGTATGCCGCAGAAAGGGTGAGGGCTGGCACCTTAACCAGAACGGCGTTTTTGCTGCTATCAATCTTTGGTGCATGAAGAATGGATTTACACCACGGGGAAACACCAACTGGGATAGAAGTTATGAAAAAGCGTATGAAAAGGGTGTAAACACATACATTGACGGTTCACACGGCGGCGGCAGAACTGCAACGGGTTCTGGTCCGGTAACATGGAACCATGATGGAAGCCCGGCTGGAATTGCTGACCTTTGCGGCAACTGCTGGGAATGGGTATCTGGTATGCGCATTGTAGATGGTGAAATTCAGATTATCCCATACGGCAATTCTATGAAGTCTGACTGCAACATGAAAGCAGATAGCACAGAATGGAAAGCAATTAAGCCGGACGGCACACTTGTTGCACCGGGGACGGTTGGAACATTAAAGATTGACAGAACCAGTGCAAGTGACGCAACACTGCGTATCAACACAAGTGTCACTACACAGACAACCGAAAGCAACGACACAAGCGTACCATTCAAAGATACAAAGGCGGTAAGCGGCGTAACCATTCCACAGATATTGATTGCGTCCGGTCTATATCCAGACGCAGGACAGACAACACCGGGCAGATTTTGGGCAAGAAATAACGGCGAGAGATTGCCTGTCCGGGGTTCGGGTTTCGGCAACACTTCCAACGGTGGCGCTGGTGCGCTGAACTTGTACAGCGCCCGTTCTCACGTCGGCAGCAGCGTTTCGCTCCGTTCCGCTTTAGTTGAATAACTGGAAACTGGGAACTGATACACTGCGGGGCTTACGGCAGTAAGCCCCATATTACAAAATATAACAAAGGTGGTTTAGAAAATGCCGGAAAACAAAACAGAAGAAAGACCGCCGCAGCTGGACAATGTGCGAGATAACGCCACACAGGAAGACTTCAAAATGAAAAATAAAGTCTGGGAAATGCTGGAATATGCAGGACCACAGCTTGAAGAGTTTCCCAGAGCGAAAAGAGGACTTGCACAGAAGATAGACGGAACAATGCTGGATATTTTGGAGTTGGTCATAATGCTTGAAAATAAGCATTACAAGAAGACGACACTTGGAGAACTGGACACGAAAGTTGATGTGCTGCGGCATTTAATAAGGCTTGCGGCAAGCACAAAATACACACGTAGCGGCAAACCGTGTCTGCCAATGAAGAAATATGAAATGATGGCACGATATATCAATGAAATAGGCTGCATGGTGGGTGGCTATTATAAATCACTGAACGGCAGCGCTTCCGGGAATGGGAGTGCTGCAAAATAAGACTGGTAAAAGGCAGGGTAACACCTGCTTTTTATATTATGGGAATAAGCCGTTAATAGAGGACTTGCCGTGCCTATCCGGGGTTCGAGTTTCAACAACACTTCCAACGGTGGCGCTGGTGCGCTGAACTTGAACAACGCCCGTTCTAACGTCAACAACAACGTTTCGCTCCGTTCCGCTTCACCCCATTTCTGCCAGTAGTCGTGCCCACAAGTGGACACGTCCAGTGCATTTGGGTTAAAGGGGTTTATTTCCATTCCAAAGGCTACCAGCCGGGAGCCGTAGGAAAAAGATTGAATAGCCGTAAAGATAGTTAGTAAGCCGCAGGGCTGAAAGTCAGAGCCGGAAAGACTGGCACTGAATGTATATATCACGTTTGGACTGCGGAAGAACCGCAGTTTGATTTGTACGGCAGATTTTAACAACAGGAGGGAAAAGAAATTGCACAAAATCAAAAACATTTTCCCTATGATTTACGACTTTGAAAATCTTTTCAATGCGTACAAAGCCGGGATAAAGTGCAAGAGGTACAGACCAGATGTGATGGCGTACACGGATAAGCTGGAAGAAAACTTGATTGAATTACAGAATGAATTTATCTGGCAGACCTACACCGTGGGACGCTACAACATATTTTATGTTTATGAGCCGAAAAAGCGCATGATTATGTCACTCACTTTCAAAGACCGGGTGGCGCAGCACGCTATATATAGCCAGCTGAACCCATATTTTGAAAAGCAGTTCATTTCTGACAGCTACGCTTGCAGAGTAGGCAGGGGAACACACAAAGCGGTCAACCGCCTGCATGATTGGTTGAAGCAGACTGACCGGAAGCCGCAGCGTTTCTATTATTTGAAACTGGATATTGCAAAGTATTTTTGCCGGATAGACCATGAAGTATTGATGGATATTTTGCGGAAGAAGATTGCTGATGAAGATTTGTTGCACGTCTTGTCAGTAATAATAAACTGCGAAGACACAAACTTTGGTCTGCCGCTGGGTGCCGACATTGGCGACGTGGCGTTTGATGAATTACTGGGAGAAGTTGGGCTGCCTATCGGCAATCTGACTTCACAAATGTTTGCAAATTTGTACTTGAACGAACTTGACCAGTTCTGCAAACACAAACTGCACCTGCATTATTACATACGCTATATGGACGACATTATTATTTTACACCCAGACAAAAAGTATCTGGAAAAGATAAAGAACAAAATTGCGGACTTTCTGGGAAGCAAGCTGCATTTGCAGCTTAACAAGAAAACTTGCATAAGACCAACCAGCATGGGCATTGAGTTTGTGGGCTTCCGCATTTGGTCAACACACATAAAATTGCGCAAGAAGACGGCAAAGAAGCTGAAACGACGTTTGAAATATATGTTTGCAGCATATCACGCCGGAGAGATTGACAAAGATACACTGGATAGGTCCGTTGCTTCATACCGGGGCATATTACAGCACTTCAACAGCTACGGTATGCGCCAGAGCCTAAACGAACTGTACTTGCAGGAAATGGGCAAGCCATATCCAGAACCGGAGAAGAAGCCAGCCAACAAATGCGGTCTATTCTGCGGATATTACGGCAGCGCCGATGATTATATCAAGCAGCCAGAAGAAAAGGAGGTGACGGACAGTGGAAGCAATACAGACGCTTAACCCAGCGGACGTCTGGGAAATGGTGCAGAAAGCTATTGTGTGGCTTGCGGGAATTGGGATTGTTATTGACATAACGCCGGGAATTAAAGTACAGCCCGTGCGTTGGTTGATTAAACAGCTGGGAAATCTTATGAACCACGACATGAAAGAACAACTGGACCAGCTGCAAAAAGATTTTACAGACCACAAGGTTGACAGCTGGCGTATGGAAATTCTGGAATTTCAAAGCAGTTGCATAAATCACAGACGCCATACAAAAGAAGAGTTCGACCATATCATTGACATACTGGCAAAGTATGACAAGTACATCAAAGACCGCAAGCTGACAAATGGACAAGTTGACGTTGCGCATGAATACATACTGGAAATATACAAAGAGTGTATGCGCACAAATGATTTTGCTTTGTCAAAGCCGGAAGAAGAACAATAGGAGGTACAAAACAGCAATATGAAAAGTTTAATATTTTTTATCATTGGATTTGCACTGGCATTAGCAGTGCTTTTTTTATGGAATTTGCAGTATTTCAGACAGCGCAGAAAGAAGAGAAAAGAAGAGTTGCAGGAACACCCAGAGAGAAAGACCAGCGCAACAAAAATCATTATCTTTTCAATTCTGGCGACTTACTACATAGCATTTGCCGTGGGCGTGTGGGTAGTGGTCACAAAGGATTTTTACCAGTTATCAGTCCTTTTGACATTCGTTGGCGGGGTAACTGCTGCCGCAGTAGCGTTCTATTGCTGGAAAGCAAAAGCAGAAAACCTGCTGAAAATCAAAGCTGCATACCCGGAGCTGTCCGGCACGCTGTCTGACTTTTCAAGCATGACGCAGTAGCACCGGGGAGGTATAAGACATGGGACTAATAGGAAAAACAACACCAGAAAAGATTTGGAATTTCCTGAAATCAAAAGGGCTGTCCAGTTGTGGGGCAGCCGGATTGATGGGGAACTTGTATGCAGAAAGCGGGCTGAACCCGCAGAACTTGCAGAACAGCTATGAAAAGAAGCTGGGACACACTGACGCAAGCTACACAGCAGCCGTGGACAACGGCAGCTATGGAAACTTTGCAAGGGACGGCGCAGGCTATGGGCTGGCACAGTGGACGTACCACACCAGAAAAGCCGCTTTGCTGGAATATGCAAAAGCCGCCGGGAAGTCTATTGGCGACCTTGAAACACAGCTGGGGTTCCTTATGAAAGAATTGACAGAGGGCTACAAAGCCACACTGTCAGTATTAAAGAGCGCAAAAACTGTCACTGCCGCTTCAAATGCGGTGCTGACACAGTTTGAACGCCCGGCAGACCAGAGCGACACGGTGAAGACAAAGCGTGCAGGATATGGGCAGAAATACTATAACCAGTACGCAGCCGGAGCCGTTAGCAATAAAAAGAATGGAGGTACAAGCAATATGAACGTATCAGAAGCAAGAAAGAACTTTGCTGCGAAAGCAGCAGCACACATGGGAGCCAGAGAGGGCACAGCGGCGCATAAAGCAATCATTGACCGTTACAATGAACACAAGCCACTTGCGCAGGGGTACAAAGTGACCTATACGGACGCATGGTGCGCAACCTTTGCCAGTGAAATTGCCATTGAAGCAGGCTACACGGATATTATTCCTACTGAATGTAGCTGCAACCGCCAGATTAAGTTGTGGCAGCAGATGGGGCGCTGGTGTGAGAATGACGCAAAGGTGCCGGAACCGGGCGACTATATCTATTATGACTGGGACGACAACGGCGTTGGTGACTGCACAGGCAGCGCAGAACATGTGGGCATTGTAGAAAGCTGCAACGGTAACACCATCACAGTTATTGAGGGTAACAAGTCCAATGCCGTTGGAAGAAGAACGCTGGAAGTCAACGGGCGTTACATCAGAGGTTATGGCGTGCCGGATTTTGCAAAGAAAGCAACCAGCAGCGAACCTGCAAAGCCTGCAACACCTGCGCAGCCTGCAAGCGGTGAAGAGGTATACACAGTGCAGAGAGGTGACACACTTTCTGGCATTGCTGCAAAGTATGGCACTACATACCAGAAGTTAGCAAGCTACAACGGTATTGCAAACCCTAACGTCATTAGCGTTGGGCAGAAAATCAAAATTCCGGGAAGTGGCGTGCGTACATACACCGTGAAAGCTGGTGACAGCCTTTGGGCTATCGCTGCAAAGCAGCTGGGCGACGGTTCCAGATACAATGAAATTAAGACCATGAACGGTCTTACAAGCAACACCATTTACGCTGGGCAGACATTGAAGTTGCCTGCATAATCAACAGGAGGAAAAGAACATGAATGAAGTTATTTATGCAGCTGTATATTTTACCGTAACACTGGGGGCGTTCCTGCTTGGCAAGTACGTTTTCCCAAACATTCCGAAGACAGTCACAGACAAGCTGGGTGAACTGTCAGAGTGGGCAGCAAAGTTTGTGGAATGGGCAAAAGAGTTCAAAAAGGACAAGACCGGAGAAGAGAAGATGGCAGCAGTTGTGGAGCAGTTGAAGAAGATTGCTGATGAAGCCGGGCTGAATGTCACAGAAGACCAGCTGAAAGCCATTGCACAGACGGCATACAATGCCATGAAAGCCGGAGAGAAAGAAAGCAACACCGCAGAACCGCTGGAAGCACTCACAGCCACACCAGCTGCAACGGTAGTGATTAACACCACGGCACCAGTGACAACAACAGAGAAAGTGGCTATTGCCACAGACAATGTGCCGGAGGGCGCCACGGAAACCAACGCAGACGGTACAGTGAACCTTTACGACGCAGCCGGGAACATTACCGGGAGCGTAACAAAGGAAGAAGCAGAGAAAATGGCGGCAGAAGTCACGAAGATTGTTGACGAAGAGGGAAACACGCTGACAGACCTTAAATAATGTCGCTGACGCTTTGCAGAATAAGCCAGAATGAGAAGAAAAGACCGTAAGTGGAGAAATACACCACTTGCGGTCTTTTTGCGTTTACGGGGCAAATACGGCGTTATATTGTTTTATATGTGTACTCAATCCCGCTTTCAGTTGCAGTGATTGTGTCCAGCTGGTCTTTATAGCAGCCACGGGCAGCAGTCGCACGGGCTTTTCTGACGGCTTCATTTTGGCTTCTGGCGCTTATGTGCAGCCAGTCAATGCGGACACCATCATTGTTCATAATGGATATTGCAAAGGATTTGTGAGCAATGCGCTTCACAGAACCTTTGCCGTTGCACTGGTAGCAAGGACCAGTCATGCCGGATTTGTAAATGAATTTACCGGAACCATTGCACTTGCTACAAGTAATTATATCAGACATATTCACACCCCCCTACATTGTGCCGATAAAATCAGAACTGGTAAGCGCCCAGAACTGGGCTGCGTGTATAGTTGGAAACTTTGGTATTTCCCATGTAATATTGTCATACACAATCTTGTATATGCCGTCTTTGTTTACTGTCAGATAGTATTTATCAGTATCACTTTTCCGGTCTGCCGGGTGCGTGTCCTGCACAATGAACGAAAGCCCGTTCTTTCTGAAACGTCTATTATAAGATTTTCCCATATATTATCACCTTTCTTTCTGGCTGGCTGCTATGCAATAGCAACCAGTCTTTCTGCACCCATCTTTCTTTCACGAATAACACCATCTTGATTGCTTTTCAGCATACAAGTGATTGTCTTTCCGGTCTTGCTTGGGATAAGGTCAACAACCGTGCTTGTATATCCATAGTTCCAAACGATAACGTCCCCGGTCTTTAATTCCTTGACTGCCTTTGCTGCCTGCTGATTGTATATTCCTTGAAGTTTAATTGTCATTGCTTTGCCCTCCGTGTTCTGTACTTCTTTAACTGTCTTTATTATATACTTACGGAAGTATAAAAGCAATGGGCAAAATAAACAAATATACTTCCGTAAGTTTGTATAATATGTATACTTCCGTAAGATAAAAGAAAAGCCCCAGCAAATGCCGGGGCAGGAATTAAGCTACACCATACAAGCGGGAAGACTTGCGGAAAGTCTTATGGACGCCGCCCGGTGTGCCGTCTGGCTTGACGGTCCAGTGCTGCTGGAAGCTGGAAAAGTCGCTGCAAAGACGAACGGTGATTGTCTTTGGTGTTTCCTTTATGATTTCCACAACGTCCCACAAGAAGCCGTCTGCTTCTGTAAGCTGTGTTCCAATTTTGATTTGCTCTGCCTTAATAATATTCATAGTGCATGACCTCCATAATTTTGATAATGTGGGGCAGCAGTGCCGCCCCCAGATATATTAGCCACGGAAGACCGGGCAAGACTGACCACGAAACATGGTCAAGCGGATTGCGTGTGACAGCTGGGCTTCTGTCATATAGTCAGTGTCAAGGGACTTGCAAAAGTCGATTGCCCACTTGATACCCTGCAAGGTCTGACGGTCAAGTATGGCACGCTTTACGCCATCACTGGTAGCGGCTGCGTATCTTGCAAGTGTGTTCTCACAAGAGAAAATGAAGTTTGCTGGAATATTGATTGATAATGCGTTCATGATTTGTACCTCCGTATATTTGAAATATTGTTGTTGCTTCCTTAACTGTCTTTATTATATACTTACGGAAGTATAAAAGCAATCGGCAAAATACACAAATATACTTCCGTAAGATTGTATAAAATGTATACTTCCGTAAGAAAACAAAGTGTGATATACTGATTAAAAACCATAGGAGGTGCAGAAAATGCCAGATACAACAGAAAAGAAGACCATACCCAGAGGACCAGCAGCCACGGCAGCAAAAAATAAATACCGTGACAGCAATTATGACCGCATGGAACTTGCAGTGCCAAAAGGAATGAAAGCACGCATAAAAGAGATTGCAAAGCAGCAGGGCTATTCCTCACAGAATAACTATGTTGTGGAAGCAGTAAAAGAGAAGTACCAGCGGGACACCGGGGAGGAATTGACGTGGCAGAAAGAATGATTATAGAGCCAGTGGAGAGGATAGAAGAAAATTATCTGGAAACCAGAAACAAGGTGATTGAAAACTGCTGGCACATGATAGTCGGGAACGACACGCCAAAGCAGGAAGACGGCTGGCTTGAAGTAATGAACGATAGACAGACGAAAAACGGGATTGCTAATATATACAACTTTATATATAAAGGGGAAAAAGCACTGACACTGGAAGAAGTACAAGGGTACGGGGCAAACAGGTATTTTATCAGTAGCAAGGAATATACGCTGGCAGATTATATGAGAGCGGTGCAAAATAATTCTGAAAAACTGTGAAAAAACTATTGACTTTATACTTCCGTAAGTATATAATAAAGATAGTTAAAGAAGCAACAATACTTTAACGAATACGGCAAGAGAAAGGAGAAAACATGGAAGACAATATGACAGATAAACAGTTTGAAAAAATCTTGAAAATGGTTGAAATGATTTTGGACGGCTGCAAAGACCTTGACGAAGCGAAAGCAAAGGTAAAGGAACTTACAGAAGACCAGAAAAAAGAAAAGTCGGCAGAATAGCCGACAGGGTACAAACAGAGGGGCGGCGGGCTTGCCACCAAAGCCCCAAACTGTTTATATAGATATAATAGCAAGAAAATGTGGCAAGGTCAATATAATTCAATACGGAGGTAGTACAAATGGTGCAGACAATGAAAGAGTACCAGAAAGAATATTTTGAAAAAGAGGGGTACACCATAATTGACAATATGGAAAATGCAATCAGCGCATTTTGTGAGAGATACCAACAACACACAAATGTTGCGGAAGAAAGCATATTGAATGACACAAATTGTGATTGGGTGGTGTTGAATGATGGAAGCGTGGCAGTTCTTCCGGGCGTATTAGAAAAGCCAGTGTGCGAAGTGTCGGAATATTACGGCGACAATGTGTTTATGCTTGTTTCAAGAGTGAATAAGGCATTACAAAGAGCAGGACAACAGGAAAAAGCGGAAGCGTGGAACAGAGAATATAAAGAGCAGCAGGACTATGAAGCGGTTTGGGAATTAGCCAGAAAGTATGTTACAATCATATAAAGTCAATACGGAGGAAAAGCAGATGAAAGAAAGCAAACCTGCGATATGGAACCCAGACAAAGCAATAGAGGGTGTATTTTGTCCGACGTGCGGGAACTGGATTGATGACTACACGGGACAGCCGGAAAACTGCCCGAAGTGCGGGCAAAAACTGTCCGGGTGGATAGATGGGAGAAAACACCCACCAGAACTGCACAAGACAAAATAAAAATAAAGAAGACCCCGGCAGGCAGCAGTGATATGTACCCTCTTTACTGGACAACCAGTAAGGAGGGTGTTTTTATGCGTTATAGTTATGAGTTTAAACTGATGTGTGTTG